TACTCATCCTGGCGGGCGATTCTTACGGGACTTTAGCCGCCGTGGGCAGCTTGCTAAAAATGCCTCCAACGCGAATAGTCCAGGTTTCATTTCTATCGGTATTAGTTGGATATTCAGAGGATTAGCCAGTTCGGCTTCAAGGCGAGCACAGGTTTCTAACTGCCTTTGCCGAATGATTTCATCTTCTTGCGTATGCGTGTCTTGTATTGGTGATAGTGTGTTGTTGGTCATGGTACTGCCCTGTAAAGCAATGCGCCGTAGTACCTCACGCCACGGCGCTGATGGTGATTATTCTGATTCTTTGGCCTTGCGACGCTGGCGGTATTCAACTTCCCGCTTTAATGCAGCTGTAACAAACTGCCCTGTACTTTCGCCGGGCATTTTTACCGCCTCAACATTGTTCATAACTTCATGTGGAACCCTTGCCGCAACTGTTTGTGATTTTGCGTTTACTGCTTTTGTCGCCATGTTGAGCACCCCTCATAAAAAACAAATGCAGTATGCAGGAAAAAAAATAAGTGTTCAACACTTGACGTGTTTAACACCTCGATTTAAATTGGTGTTCAACACCTTATTTAGGCAAGGTGTTGAAACGACGAAACCCCGCACTGTAGGAGCAGTAACGGGGCTTCTAACCAACAACGTAAACTAGGAGCCGTTATGGTTGCTGTAAATCATATACCACACCTTGTACACACACAAACTGCCTTTGTGTGGCGTTTTCTGGCCCTGAATATCGGAGAAAAAAACCAGTTGATCGCCAGTGTCGAAAATAGCTATGATTCCCGCGCACCTCATAAAACGGGTGTCGGGATTAGCCTCCTGAAAACAACTGAAGCGCACAGCACGCGCCCCGCGTGTTTTTTTGTGCCGCATAGTCACACCTTATCAATGGTGGGCTGTACGGGGGCGGAGCAATCCGCGCCGGTTTCTTCAGTGTCCGGTAAGGCTAACCCTGTACAGTCCGCCACCAGCGAAATTAGCCTTTTGCGTGGCGGTTATCTTAACCACACTGAGGAGGCTGCCAACATGGCTACTACCCCTGCCCTCGTACATTCTCAAACAGCCTTTATCTGGCGCTTTATTGCCTTTGGCGCGTCAGACCATCAAATCATCCACGTAACCGCCTGGACGGAACGCGAAGCGCGTAACCGTTGCCCGTACGGTTGTGTTGCTGTGTTCGCCGCCCGTATTCGTCAGGGGGCGCACCATGCACAATTATGAAGCGCACTTACCTGTAGTTCTTAATGTGCCGTCAGATTATACGGGACGCGTTTTGATATTTCTCGATAAAGGGAAAGTGAAATCACAATGCCGCCTTAGAAATAATGAGGTTGTTGGTTCTCTGGCTTTTTTTTCTGAGGCCTGTATTCGTGCCGGAATAAAACTTGAATCACTGACAGGAAAATAAAAACCATGAAAAAGAAAAATTCTGGCTTTACTGCCAGTGACTTCTCTCGGCCTGAAATCCGCCCCGGCGATATTTTCCGTGATAACTACGGCGGTACGGTAACGATTAAAGGCGTGGCAGAACGGCGCATCACCTACCGTCGTGAAGGCTACGAATATGATTGCGTGATGCCTGTTTATCAGTTCCGGCGTGATTTTTCTCTGGTACAGACCGCGCCGCATAACGTGCCCACCTGCAGGGAGAAAGCACGCGCCAATATTCAGAAGATGAAAAACATGATTAACGGATTCAGGGGCAAGAAATGAAAAGCGCACCGAACTTAAAAAAACAGCCTTACGACAAGATGACCGAAGTCATCATTTTTGCGGGTAGTGATGCGTGGGCACATGCGAAACAGTGGCAGGAACAGGACGGGCGACTGGCTGGCGATAATGTGCCTCCCATTGTGCTGGCTGATGATCAACTGGATGAACTGGCAGACCTGAGAATCATCGACGAGGGGCGCTATTGTGTCCGGCTGTACAAGGCAGGCCACATCAGGCCATCAAATATTAATGCCATTGCGCACAAGCTGGCGGCGGCGGGCGTAACTGATGCGAATTATTACCCCGAAGGGATACACAGCCAGAAGCGGGAGAACTGGCGCGAATATCTGGAACGGGAGCGGGGGAAAAAGCCAGGGGAAGAACACCACCAGCGAAAAACCACGCTACCGATGAGCGTTGGATCTGCCGGATACGACACGCAATTAGATTACGTGGTAAAGGGGATTATTCCGGCATCGTCGCTATGCAGCATATACGGGGCAAGCGGTTCCTATAAATCATTCCTTGCGGGTTCGTGGGCGTGTCACGTTTCCACGGGCCGCCAGTGGGGAGGCCGCAGGGTGGCGCATGGCGCTGTTCTCTATGTGGTTGGTGAAGGCGGTATCGGCGTTCCGCGTCGTGTAAAAGCCTGGGAGGTTGTGCACGGTGAGCAGGTGAAAAATCTGTATCTGGTAAACCGTCCAGTTTTTCCGGCTGTCCCGCTTGATGTTGATGAACTGGTTATCGCTGCCCGTCAGGTGGAGCGGGAAACGGGTAAACCTGTACGCATGATTATTCTTGATACTCTGGCGCGTTGCTTTGGTGGCAATGATGAAAATGATTCCCGTGATATGGGGGCGTTTATCCGTGGGTGTGACGAGCTTAAACGGCGCACAGGGGCCACGGTGCTGGTGGTTCACCATTCCGGCAAGGATGAGACGAAAGGCGCGCGCGGTTCCAGTGCATTTCGTGCATCACTGGATGCTGAATACCGGATACGCAGGGAGGACGCAGGAAGCGAAGCGCTGGTTATCTCATGCACCAAAATGAAGGACGCGGAGGAACTCAAAGAAGCCGCATATGACTTACGCGTGGTGGAGCTTTTTACCGACGCTGACGGGGAGTTAATCACGTCGCTGGTGGTGGTGGATAAGCCGCGCCCTCCCGTTGAACTGGAGCGCATCGAGGAGGCAGGCAACAAGACGGAAAACCATACCGCGCTATGGGGATGCATACGTTCACGCACACAGCACGGCGACAAGTGCACGATCCCGCTGTTACGTGACGATATGAAAAAGCTGGGGTATGACACAAAACACCTTAAACGATGGTTAGCCAAACTGGAAAAAGACGACGTGATCTACATTGACGGTGATGATGTAGGACCACTGTAAAAAGTGGGCATTAAAAGTGGGAAAGGTGGGCAATTTAACGGAATTTTAACAAAATTACCCACTTTCCCACGTGTATATATCCCAAAAAGTGGGCACTAAAAAAATACCTATGAAACAAGATGATATAAATCCCAAATTTCCCACGTTGGACGAAGTGGGAAAACGTAAAAAGTGGGCGAAAAAAGTGGGTAGAGGTGGGCAAATGACTCAAAAACACAGAGACAGAACAGAGCCAAAATATAAAGCGTTAGACATGACAGAGCACGCCTTAAAGGTGGCAATCAGAACGATAGACCGCCACGCGGGGGAAGGATACGCGAAGGAACATCCCGACCTGATAAGCGCATTCATGACCACAGCAGCAGCAAACTTTGCCACGCTGACAGAACGGGAGATTGCCGAAGCGGAACAGGTAACAACAATCAACGTTAAAACCGGAGAGGTGGAATCATGACAGCACAGATAGCCGCTTACGGGCGGCTGGTGGCTGACCCACAGTTAAAGACCACCAGCAAGGGTACACAAATGGCGATGGCGAGTATGGCTGTCCCCCTGCCGTGCAGCCAGGCCGATGACGGAACGGCGACGATGTGGTTATCCGTCCTGGCGTTTGGCAGACAGGCCGACGCACTGGCAAAACACCACAAAGGCGAACTGGTGAGCGTGGCGGGTAACATGCAGGTGAGCCAGTGGACAGGCCAGAACGGCGAAACGCGGCAGGGCTGGCAGGTTATCGCTGACAGCGTAATCAGTGCCAGAACGGCGCGACCAGGTGGTAAAAAAGGCCAGCAGGGCCAGGCTACTGACGCACTGAACAGGGCAAAACAACAGGCGGGTAACGATGATCCGTACGGGGATAACATACCGTTTTAAGCAACGAGTGACAGAAGCCGGAGCAATCCGGCTTTTTTGTAGGTACTCCTGGTGGGGGTGGCCTGTCCACGGGGCGGGCGGCGCGGAAAAAAGCGCATTTTTTGATTTTTATGGCACCATCACCACCACTATAAGTTATTGATATATTGAAGAATAAAAATTTTTAGTGTCGAATCAGGTTGTTTTTTGTTCATCACTGGAGCGTTCCCGAAAGCATTTACAAAAAAACAGGCGCAAAAAAAGCGCCCCCGATTGCTGTTACCGGAGGCGCTTTTACACGACAAAGGAGTTTTTATCGCCAGGATGACGAGTCTTAATATTGCTTCAATAGCAAAAATGCGTCAATGGCTTTGCCTCTCTGAGAATAATCAGAAAAATCATAATCTGATTTTATGGTAGAAAATAATTTATCTATTACTTTTATCGATCAATAATGATGCCCGTTAATCAAAACGGAGGCGGATTTATGCCAGAGAACAACACCAGAAAGCCGGATAAAAGTGCCACGGTACACATAGACGCCGGAACTATGGAGAAGATCGAACGCTATCAGCAGTTCATCAAAGATAATCACCCGGGTATGCCAGTGCCCACGAAAGGACAAATCACACGCAGCGCGGTTGAATACTGGTACAGGGCAACGTTAGGAGCCTGGCTATGAAAACATGGTTTTCCATTAAGGCTATGGCAGATGTTGTACATGTGCGCATTTATGACGAGATCGGCGGGTACGGTGTAAAAGCATCGGCACTTACTGACGAGATCAACGCGTGTGGTAATGCGTCTGAAATCCATCTTCGCATCCATTCACCTGGTGGCGACATCTTTGAAGGGCTGGCTATCTATAACGCTCTGAAAAATCATCCGGCAAAAAAAATCGTACACATTGAAGGCATGGCGGCTTCTATGGCGTCGTTTATTGCCATGTGTGGAGATCACATCGTTATGCCTGAAAACGCGATGATGATGATACATGCCCCCCGTGGTGTTACTGCCGGAGTGTCGGGCGACGTTCGCCGCTTTGCTGATCTGATGGACAAGCTGGGCGACACGATGGCAGAAACCTATGCCGGAAGAACGGGCAGGAGCAAACAGGAGATCACCTCAATGATGGAGGCGGAAACCTGGATGGATGGCAATGAGTGTAAGGCTAACGGCTTCGCAGATGAGGTTATACCCGCGATTACAGCAATGGCCCGAATTGAATCAAAACGAATCGGAGATTTTTCAAATATGCCGGAAAAAATTAAAAGCATGATCAGCCAGAAAACTGGCAGTGGCGAACAGGAACGACTTAACGGAATCCGTGAATTGTTTGGCACCTTCAACGGAAGATATAACGACCTGGCTATAAGTTGTCTTGCGGATTCAGAATGTAGCGTTGAGAATGCACGCGAACGCCTTTTACTCGCTATGGGTAAAGAATCAACGCCAACAAACAAAACCACCCCCGCAAATCTTTACTACGCGTACACGGATAACGGCAATATAACTGGCGATGCCATGCGTCAGGGGCTTAATGCGCGTCTTGGTCACGAACGGGCCGAACGCGGTAATCCTTACGCCATGATGAGTCTTTTCGATATGGCACAGGCATCATTAACCCATCGTGGTATAAGCACGGGCAGCTACAGCACACGCTCGCAGATAGTAAACGCGGCATTCACCCACAGCAGCAGCGATTTTACAGATATCCTTGCTGGTGGCGCTGAAAAATCAGTGCTTGCAGGCTGGGAGCACAGCGGCGAAACATTCCGCCAGTGGACGAAAAAAGGTTCCCTTTCAAACTTCCGGGAAGCCCGCCGCGTTGGTATGAATGGCTTCTCAACGTTAAACAAAGTGCCGGAAGGGGCAGAATATAAATACATCACCACCAGCGATCGCGGTGAACCCATCGCGCTGGCTACTTACGGGAATATTTTCAGCATTACCCGCCAGGCGATAATCAATGATGACCTTGATCAGTTATCAACGGTGCCAATGGCTATGGGCCGTGCAGCATCAAGAACGGTGGGAAATCTGGTTAATCTGGTGCTTACAGGCAACGTAAAACTTTCTGACGGAATAACGCTGTTTGACAAAAAACACAGCAACCTGATTGAAGCAGGACTGACAACACCGGGACTTAGTGCAGCACGTCACCTGATGCGCACACAGAAGGACAAAAATGGCGAAGTGCTGAATATTGCGCCTAAATTCCTTTTAGTTCCGGCAGCACTGGAAGATCGCGCGTTGCAGATGATTAACTCAACCGCACCTTTCGGGGCTGATAAAAACAGCGGGATCTTTAACCCGTACCACAAGCTACTTGATATCATCGTCGATCCCCGCCTTGATGATATCAGCGAAAAACAATGGTACATGCTTTCCGCACAGGGAACGGACACAATCGAGGTGGCTTATCTTGATGGCAATGACGAGCCTTACCTTGAACAGCAGGAAGGTTTTATCGTTGACGGCGTGGCCTGGAAAGTCCGTATTGATGCAGGTGTGGCAGCTCTGGATTATCGCGGTATGGTCAAATCAGGCGGTACCGATTCACTATGACAACAAGGCGGCACCAGCCGCCTTTTTTGCGGGTCCTCCTGGTGGGGTGGGCCTGAACACGGGGCGGGCGGCGCGGAAAAAAGCGCATTTTTTTGATTTTATCGTCATCATCATCATGTGTATAAGTGATTGTTTTTAATTATTTTGATGTGAAAAAGATGATGAAGAAGGTTGTTTTTTGTTCGACATCTTTTAGCGTGACAGATTCTTTACAAAAAATCTGAGCTTGTTTTCTTCACCAGCGCGATGGGGGCACAATGACAGAAGCCGAAATACTGGGATTAATCCGTCGCGTTGCCGGAATCAGCCAGCAGGCTGACGAACAGGCCACGCAGCCGGACAGCGTGACCGCCGAAAATTATGCGCGTGTGGTTGCTGAGGTGATGCGCCGTGATGGTATTGAGCTTAACGGCGTGGATATGCGCAACATACGAACCAGAGTCCTTGAGTTGCTGGCATACCGTCGCCGCGTGGAGATGTATCGGGAGAAGGAGAAAATCACGTATCACTGGAAGAAGCCGGAGCGGTTACGGCGGTAA